GGGTGGTGTTGAGCTTTTAACAGATAGGGCCAGAGGTGTTACAGGCAATGAAGACCTTCAGGCATCAGCGTTAGAATATAAAAAGACATTCAACCAATCAGAGAAAAAGACTCTTAATAAGCTGATTGGGATAGAAGCCTCAAATGCGAAGCAGGCAGGGCTTCACATGGGAACACCTTCTGAAGCAGATAAGCGTGCGCCTTCTGTAAACTATCTTAGCACTAGCGGTTTTAAGAAAAGGCTAATGAAAGCATCTAAGAATAGATGACTGATACGACTAGAAGGCAATTCCTAAAAAGCGCAGTTAAGGGTGCAGGCACTACGTTATTGACTGCTGGTATAGTTTCGTCAATGAAGCCTCAACAGAGGACTGTTAAGACGAAAGTAAAGACAGTCAAAAAAGTGGAAAAGCTTGGATCTAAGGCAAAAGCGTACAGGAGTTTTCTTCAGTCGATAGGAGTTGGTCATCATGCCAAAGATTATAAGGGCGAAGCAGGCCATAGAGATGTAAGTCCCTTGACTAAAGGCAAGGACAGTACCCCTAGAATGGCTTTTGAAGAGTCAATTTCAAAGAAAAAGACAGGAACAGGGCAGAATATACAAAAGCTTGCTCAACAAACAGGTGGAGAACCTAGTTTTATTAGAGCAGATGCTAGACAAGTGCTTGCGGATGAGAAAAATTTCCAAAGATCGAAAGCTGAATGGGAAAAGAAAAACCCTAAAAAGGTCACAAAGCGTGGTATTTACGAAACCATTAAGAATAAGTTGAGAACTTTTAAGCCTCGTAGCGGATTTGGTGGTCCTCGTCCTAGAAAAGTAGGAATCGGAAACCAAGATCCTTCAAGAGTAAGCGGATACCATTACTAAAAACGCAATGATTACGGAAAAACAGTTAAAATTCATAGAAAACTACTGTGAAACGGGAGATGCCGTACAATCTGCCATAAGTGCAGGCTATAAGAACTCTCATACCATCGTAAATCAGGCTTGGAAGCTAAAAAGAGACTTATCCAAGGAGATTTCCAAGCGTATGCAGGAAAAGTTCGTTGACAAAGCCCCTGTAGCTTTTGGAACACTCATCGAATTGATGAATTCCTCTGATTCCGATACTGTTCGTCTACAAGCCTCCAAAGATATTATGGATCGTGGAGGATTTAAGCCCAAAGACACAATGGTTATTGAAGAAGATGCTAAATCCATCCCTGAACTGGAAGCAGAACTTCAAATGCTGGTAGGAAAGGATAAAGCAGACCTTCTTCTTGGAAAAGTTAAGGAAGGAAAGGAAGAATTCGCAAAAATCGCAACTTTAGCAGGTAAAGAAGAGGAATCCAGCCAGCATATTAACTAATGGCTAAGATCAGGACTTCTAAAATTGAAGCGCAAAAACTTGCTATACGTTTATCGAGGCAAGGAGATTTTCGCACCTACCAAGAAGCCTTTAATTTTGCAGAATCCGTTTTAGACGAATTAAGGCAAAGCTTTACAAAAAAAGCTGATAACCGAATTGAACAATATAAAAATGCATGGACTACTGCATCCAACAACTTTGTTAGCCTTGATAAAGGAGAAGGTAAACGTGCCAGAGGAAACGAACAATTCCGTGTCTGGCTAGAAGCTCTTGACAGCGAACCTGAAGAAATTAAAAACCACGAAGAACTTAAAGATAAAAAAGGAATTGCCCAAAGAAATGTAGGATACAAAGGACCAGCAACCAGAGTTGACCTAAAGAAAGGTACTGTACCTGCTAAGAATATCGATACTACCGATATGCAACGTGTGCGTAACCTAAGAGCGCAACAAGTACAAAGAGAACCAACTACCAACATCACAGCAGGTCTAGACCCCTCAAAGGCCCCCAAGAATTTAGTCAAAGCTCCAGAACAACAATACCCTAGTACCACACAAACTCCTTCTTCAGCACCTTCTAAGCAAGGTCAAATGTTAAAAAGGGCAGACTTGACTAATCCATCTGGAGTAGCGGAAGCAAATTATGAAAGAGAACTGATGCGTACCGCAATGGAAGAGGGAGAGGATGCAACTAGGAAAAAGCTAGAAAAACAAACTGGAGTTAAGCATTCTAAGTCTTCTTGGACTGCAATCTGGGAAAAGATGTCAAAGGCTATGCAGGATGCAAATATTAGAACTGGAGGTGGACCAACTAAAGGAGGGTCTTCTCCTGCAAAGAACCTTACTGGTGGGAAACTAGGAATTAACGATCATATCAAACTCCTATGACCCTCGAAAAGACAGTAGACATTCTATCCAAGATAGAAAATCAAAGATCTACAAACAGAATCTTTTTTTACGAACCCTACGGCTACCAGAAGGATTTTCATAATGCCAGAGACATGACAGGCAAGTTTGCTCGTCAAAGACTGCTCATGGCCGCAAATAAGGTCGGTAAAACCTATTGCGGTGCTTGTGAAGTCGCTATGCACCTATTAGGAGAATATCCTGAAAGCTGGGAAGGACATAAGTTTGACAGACCCATCAAGGCATGGGTTGCTGGAAACACAACTGCTAATACTAGAGACATCGTACAGGCAGAGCTATTAGGAGAACCCGGAGATCCTGAAGATTGGGGAAGAGGAATGATTCCTAAAGACCGAATCATACAAACAGACAGGATGCCCGGAATTCCTAATGCCATAAGTGCCATTACTGTACGCCATAAATCAGGGAGGAATTCTAAACTCTGGTTCAAGTCTTACGAACAAGGGAAAGAACAATGGATGGGTAAAGCCGTAGATATAGTATGGCTAGACGAGGAACCACCCCAAGACATCTATTCTCAGGGACTACGTGCGACCTTAAAAACCAGAGGGCTTATATTCATGACTTTTACACCAGAGAAAGGCATGACCAACGTAGTCGCCCAATTTATGAACGACCTAAAACCGGGTCAGCAACTTTATCACGCATCTTGGGATGATGCACCACACTTAGATGAAGAAGCGAAACAAGAAATATTATCAGCACTTCCTCCGCATGAAAGAAATATGCGATCAAAGGGGATTCCTGTTCTTGGTTCAGGTTTGGTATTCCCGATTGACGAAGACTCTATCAAGGTTCCTTCATTTCCACTTCCCAAATTCTGGCCCAAAATCTGTGCTATCGACTTTGGTTGGGATCATCCGTTTGCTTGTGTTTGGGTTGCTTGGGACCGTGATTCTGATACTGCATACGTCTACGATGTTTATTCTGTACGTGCTGAAACTCCTGTTACACACGCTCATGCTATTAAAACGAAAGGGGATAAGATTCCTTGTGTCTGGCCTCATGATGGTATGCAACATGACAAAGGATCTGGTGAACCGCTTTCTAAGCTTTACCGCAAGCTCGGTGTTAACATGCTTGGTAGTCATTTCACTAACCCCGATGGTGGTAATAGCGTTGAGCCGGGAATTATGGAAATGCTCCAAAGAATGCAGTCAGGCAGGCTTAAAGTATTTGACCACTTGGGGGATTGGTTTGCGGAACTCAGAATGTACCACAGAAAAGACGGAAAAATCATAAAAGAACGTGATGATATTATGTCTGCAACTAGATATGCAGTTATGTCTTTACGTTATGCTTCAGTTGGTGTAGATAAAAAAAGAGTTGACCACGCATTCGGATCTATGGATCATGAATACGATTTCTATGGTAAGCCGAATAGAGGCGTTGAAGTTTTTAAACCAATATCAGCAATAGGATAACATGGGTGGATCAGTTGGCGATGTAGTAAATGCAGTAACACAACCAATTCAGCAAGTAGCTAAAGTCGCTAATACTGCAATTGGTGCAACACCTTTAGGCGGTATTATGGGTGCTACTCCAGTAGGGAAAATGCTAGAAGGTGAAAACCCTTTAGATAGCCCTTTAATGTCTCCTGCTAAAAAAATTATGGAAGAAAACCCATTAGAAGGAGCATTAGGTGCTGGCATGGGTATGGCAAAAAAGAAAGGCATGGGACTCGCAGGTGGTTCAATGCTTACTAGAAGTGCAAAAAAAGCAATGATGGGGTAACATGGAACATATTGAAATATTAGAACAATTAAGACCTTGGGATTGTGAGCAATTTCCTAAATCCAAAAACATCTGCTTTGGTGGTGGTGGAGGTAATCCCATTACTAAAGTAGTGAAAGAAGTAGGTGGAGGAATAGGCGATGCAGTTGGTAGCGTAGCTGATCCTGTTGCTAGTGGTTTAGGAGAAGTTGGAAAAGGTATTAATGAAGGTATTTCTGGTGGAATTGGTGGAATAGGAAGTGGCTTAAATCAAGTAGGACAAGGAATGCAAGGAATTCTAGATCCTGCTGGTCAGGCACTTCATGGTGCTTTGGATAGAAATATTGGTTCAGAATCCGCTTTTGGTAAAACTTTAGCTGGTACTGGTAAATTTATTAATGAAGGTTTGAGCCACAATATTAAACAAATAGGTGGTGGTGTAAATATGGTGGGTAACATGGCTATGGGGTTATTAGGCATGGGACCAAAAGGTGGTGCTGGTGGTGGTGGTGCAATGAGTGGTGCTGGAGCTATGGGAATGGCTACAGGTGGACTACAAAGACTTGGAGCTTCTAGGCTACAAGCTAAAAGAGCAGGAATGGGACGTAGGCAGACCTATTTAACTAAAGGGTAATGGACAACGAAAAATCATCCTTATTTGAATCCTTAAACAAGGAACTGTCTTCTCTTAAAGACGGCAGAAGAAATTGGGAAGAACAATGGCAGAACATAGGTGACTTAATGTCTCCTAATAGGGGAGATTTTGTTGCCTTACGTTCTGTTGGTGAGAAAAAAAGAGAAAAAATCTTTGATTCTACGCCATTACGTGCATTAACCAGATTTAGTTCTGGGATGCATAATCTGCTTACTCCATCTTCTCAGCATTGGTTTGAAATCACTTTAAAGAATTCAATCCTTGCACAAGATAAGGATGTTCAGTTGTGGCTGGAAGAAATTACAAGGTTGGTCATTGAAGCATTCAACCGACCTCATAATAACTTTCATCCTAGTATGCACGAATACCTTCTAGACCTTGGAGCCTTTGGTACTGGAGTTATGTATATCAAAGATGTTCCAGCAGAAGGACCGCATTATATGACTTTCCCATTGTATGATTGCTACCTAGCAAAAAACGAACTTGGGAGAGTTGATACGATCTATCGTGTCTACGAGCATACGGCAAAAGAGCTTTTTGAGACTTGGGGTGATCAAGTCCCTGAAAAAGTTTTGAAAGCTAGAGAAAGAAATGCAATCTATGACAAGTTTGCCTGCTGTCATGTAGTCAAACCTAGTCATACGTTTAAAGAAGCACCACAGAATAGATTTCCATGGACTAGCATATATTTTATGCCAGATGAAAAGGAGATTCTTAGTGTTGGTGGTTTTAATGAATTCCCATTTATTTGTAGTAGATGGGAAAGAAACTCCTTGGAAACTTATGGAAGAGGTCCGGGAGGTGAAGCACTTGCTGATGTGAAAATGCTTAATGAGATGGAAAAGACCTATCTTAAAGCATTGCAGAAAATGGTAGATCCTCCGCTAATGGTTCCTGATGATGGGTTCATAAACCCTGTAAGGACAACGCCCGGAGGATTAAACTACTATCGAACTGGACTCAGCAAGGATGAACGCATATTCCCTTTACCTGCAATGCAGAGATTGGATTATGCGGAAAACAAGATGGCACAGGTCCGTGATTCTATTGAAAAGGCATTCTATCTAGACATGATGGAATTGCCCGGACCTACTGCACAAGATGGTGATGTTTTGAGGTTTACAGCAACAGAAATTCAGGCAAGACAAAGAGACAGAATGCAGATTCTTGGTCCTCTTGTGTCTAGGCAGGAAATTGAATTGCTAGGACCAA